GCTTCGCCTCGAAGCTGTGAGTACGGCACTAAACCGTCTCATCGATGGCCAAGCCGCTTTCTTGGTGGACCAGAAGTGCGTCAATCTGCTGAAAGGTTTTCGTGGCGGCTATCAATATCGACGTCTTCAAGTCTCTGGGACTGATCGATATGAAGAGAAGCCAGACAAAAACAAGTTCTCGCACGTCCATGACGCGCTGCAATATGCGCTAATCGGTGGTGGCGAAGGTCGAGCCTTGACTAATACTGGACAGAACGCCAGACCAGTTGTGGCTAGACGCGACTTTGATGTATTCACTAGGAATGCTATGCCGAAAAGACAGCCTCGCGTCAGGTTCGGTCCATTGTAAATGTGACTGCACATTTGCAAGTGTCGCAGGATAAAGGAGAATATCATGTGTGGTGCACCCTCCCCGCCGAAGGCCCCAGAACCAGATCCCGCAATTGCAGAGCAGCGTCAGGCTCAACTTGATGCGGCTCAGTCTCAGCGTTCAGAAGACAAGCAGCGCCGTCTACAGGAACAGGTCGTGCGTACCAGTGGTATGTCTGGCTTTCGCTCCCTGATCTCTGGCAGTAAAGGCGGCGGCGGCTTTGGCCGTGGGCTGTTAGGCTAATATGATTATCAACGAACCGCTACCTGATACCACGGGCAACGAGGCCGATATCCTCTCGAACCGTTTTCGGCGTGCCAAAAGCATCAAGGATATGTGGCTTCCTAAGTTCGAGGAATGCTATGAATACTCGATGCCGCAGCGCGAGAGCCTCTATGCTCAGTCTCAGGCACAGGTTCGCACTGATAAGATCTTCGATGAAACCGCTGTGGTCGGGGTGCAAGAGTTTGCGTCCCGTCTTCAGTCAGGTCTGACGCCTAACTTTGCTCGTTGGGCCGAACTCATTGCTGGCTCTGAAATCCCTGCTGACCAGAAGTCGGAAGTAGACAAGGCACTCGAAGAGGTCACGAACTACATCTTTGAGATCATCCAGAACTCCAACTTTGCTCAAGAAACCCATGAGGCTTTTCTTGATCTGGCCGTTGGCACAGGGTGCATCCAGGTCACAGAAGGTGACGCCCTCAATCCTGTGGTCTTCACAGCCGTCCCTTTGAGCCAGCTCTTTCTTGATACTGGACCGGATGACAAGATCGATCACATCTTCCGTGAGCGTTCACTCCGCGCATCCAATATCACGGTAGCCTATCCGAAGGCCAAGATCCCTGCGGATCTCCAGCGCAAACTGGATACCGGAAAAGATGAGCATATTACTCTCGTTGATTGCACATATCGCATCTATGGTTCTCTCGATGAAGAGCACCAGCGAGTAGTCTTCGATCCCAAGACTAAGGACATTTACTTTAAAGAGAAGTTCTCTGGAGTTGGTTCTGGTCAGTATATTGCCTTCCGCTGGTCGAAGGCTGCTGGTGAAGTCTATGGCCGTGGCCCATTGATGAACGCCATGCCAGCGATCAAGACCTGTAATCTTGTCGTACAAATGACGCTTGAGAATGCTCAGATGGCAATCTCTGGTTTCTATACGATGGAAGATGACGGCGTGGTCAATCCCGATACCGTTCAGATCTTGCCGGGTACAATTGTCCCCGTTGCGCCAGGGTCCAATGGTTTGCGAGCCATTGCTCCAGCTGGCGACTTCAATGTGAGCCAGTTGATCCTTAACGATATGCGTATGAATATCCGCAAGGCTCTCTACAACGATATGCTCGGCAACCCCGACAAGACACCCATGAGCGCGACTGAAGTGGCGCAGCGCATGGCTGACCTGTCCCGCCAGATTGGAGCTGCCTTTGGCCGCCTGTCTTCTGAGTTTGTTAATCCTGTCCTTCGTCGTGTGGTATACATCCTGAAGAAGCAGGGTCGCATTAATCTTCCAACCGTCAATGGTCGTGAAGTTAAGGTTCGTTCGACAAGTCCTCTTGCCCAAGCACAGGCGCAGCAGGACATTGTTGTGTTCGATAGGTTTGTTGAATTGGTCCAAGCACGCTTTGGGCCGCAGCTTGTTAATCTTCTTGTCAAGAGCGAAGATGCGTCCAAGTATCTTGCTGACAAGTTTGGTGTGCCGGAACGCCTGTTACGCTCTGATAAGGAACGTGCAGATCTGGTCGCACAGATGACGCAGATCCAGGGAGCTATGCAAAATGGTGGACAAACGCCTACAGGTGGTGGGGCCTGACGGAATCCCACGTCCTCCAGATAAAGAGCAGGAACTAAACAAGATCTTCAATGGCGTCTTCAGTGGAACTGCTGGCGCTGAAGTCTTGCGTTATTTGCGCTCTATTACTATTGAAGCAGTGTCCGGTCCCAACGTGACTTCGACAGAACTGTTTCATCGCGAGGGTATGCGCTACCTCGTAGGTATTATTGAGCAGCGCATTTCAAGGGGAAAAAATGCCTGATTCACTTATCTCATCTGCTGGTCAAGGTGACCAGACACCGACGAATACCGCCAATGATCCGATCACTAATTCCGATACCCATGCCAATAGTCAAGAAACTAGACCAGATTGGCTTCCCGAGAATTTCTGGGTCGAAGGTAAACCGAATTATGAGAACCTGGCCAAAAGCTATAGCGAGCTTCGTACCAAGTTTGGTAGCAAGGAAGAAGACCTTCGTGCTCGCATTATCGACGAACTTTCGTCGGAAGCTATTGCTGGCCGTCCTGAGGCTTCAGATAAATATGAGCTTCCTGAAATTGAGGGTACAGATATTCAAGCAATGGCTAGCCACCCGCTGACAAAGTGGTGGTCTGACTTTGCTTTTGAGAACGGCTTCGACCAGGATACCTTTAAGACAGGGATCCAGAAGTATATCGAAGCCCGTATGTCTGATGCTCCAAACTACGAGGCTGAGTTCAAGGCGCTTGGTGACAATGCGGCTGCGCGTACCGAAGCTGTCGGCTTGTGGGTAAATAAGAACTTCGACCAGACCGAGCGTCAGGCTGTTGAGCAACTTTGTGCAACTGCGAACGGCGTGAAGGTTATGGAGAAGGTTATGAACATGCTGAAGGACGGTGGATCGGCCGCAGCATTTGAGCCACCGCCAGAAGTCACGGATCGTGATGTCCAGAAGATGATGCAGGATCGTCGATACTGGCATCCATCTGACCGAGATCCAGCCTATGTGGCCAAGATCGAGGCGCACTTTAAGAAGAAATACGGGACGGTCTAATGAACGTCCGCGCTTTAGAGATCCAAGATCTCGATGCGTGCATTCGGATTGGGGCCTTGATGCATGCCGAAAGCGTGTATCGGGTCCATCCGTTTAGCGAAGATAGGCTTAGATTCCTAGCTCACCAGTGTCTTACTCGCGAAGACTACCAGTGCTTTGTTGCTGAAAGAAACGGCGAGATCATTGGGCTGATGGTTGGGATTACTGGTCTCAACTTCTTTGCTGATACTCGCTACTCGGCCGATCTGGCCCTATATGTTGTGCCAGAACATCGCGGCTCTACTGCTGCGGTCAGACTAGTAATAGAATTCTGCAAATGGTCAGAGGCAATCGGCTGCTCTGACATCCGCTGCGGGGTAACTACAGGCATCAATGATGAAGTCGGAGCCAAGCTTTATAAGCGGTTCGGTTTCAAAGATGGTGGTGCTTTGTATGTAAAGCAGATTAGTCCATTGTGAAAAAGTCTATAGGTAGAGAAACCTATAGCCAAGGCCCGAAAAGCTGGTGAGCCCCGAAAGGGATAACTCGTTAGCCAGTGATTCTCGGATAACCTTATCACCTAAGGTTCAATCAAACTTTGAAAGGGCACGATCATGGCTGTCACCATTGACCAGGCTTTTATCAAGCAGTTTGAGTCCGAAGTTCACATGGCGTATCAGCGCCAGGGCTCAAAGCTGCTTAACACGGTTCGCTTCAAGAATTCGGTTCAGGGTAAGTCCACGACCTTCCAGAAGGTCGGTAAAGGCGTTGCTGCCACGAAGAGCCGTCATGGGAATCTTCCTGTCATGAACGTCGATCACACGAACGTGGAATGCACCCTCGGCGACTACTACGCTTCTGACTATGTTGATAAGCTCGACGAGCTGAAGATCAACATCGACGAGCGTCAGATCGTTGCTTCGTCGGCTGCTTACAGCCTTGGCCGTAAGTCGGACGATCTCATCCTCACAGCTGCTGATTCGACATCGAACACGATCACTGAGTCGAGCACGGATGGTCTTACCCAGACCAAGATCAACACCGTGTTTGAATACTTCGGCACGAACGATGTGCCGGATGACGGCGAGCGTTACTTCGTGATCAGCCCTGCTGGTTGGGTCGATCTGCTCGGCATCTCGGCATTCTCTGACGCTGACTTCGTTGGCCCCGATGACCTCCCCTACAAGGGCGGCATGGTTGCCAAGCGTTGGCTCGGCTTCATGTGGATGACGCACTCCGGCCTGTCGATCTCTTCGACGATCCGTAAGTGCTTTGCCTACCACCGTTCGGCCATTGGTATGGCCTCGGGTCAGGACGTGACGACTGAAGTCAACTACGTTCCTGAGAAGGCAGCTCACCTTGTCACGGCTATGATGTCACAGGGCTCCGTCCTGATCGACACCACTGGCGTGTACGAAGTCCAGATCAAGGAGTAATAAATCATGGCTCTTGTTGCTGCTGATCTTGTGAAGGTTGCTGGTGGCGCACGTCAGGTGTGGCACTACACTTCGGCCGATGCCGTTGGCACTGTCGCTGGTTCTGGTTACTTCAATGATGTGACCTCGAACCTCCGTCAATGGGATACCATCCTCTGCGTGGGTGCAACTGGCGGTACGCCGACAGTTGACGTCCTGGTTGTCACGTCCGCTACGGGCGCTGCAACCGTCACAACGACGAATGGGACCTAATCGATCACGTCTCAATCATGAGATTGATCATGCGGGTGGGGCTACGGTTCCACCCGCTTTAGTATGAGGGATCGCTGTGTCCACTACCGATATTGATATTTGCGCTCGTGCCCTGATTATGATCGGGGCTCAACCCATTACGTCCTTCGATGATGGGACCACCGAGGCAACGGTAGCTGCGAACCTGTATGAAGACACGGTTCGTGATCTTCTTTCCCGCCATCGCTGGCGCTTTGCCACTGGCCAAGTTCAACTCTCCCGACTGACTGCATCACCTGATGCTCGTTGGGATGCGGCCTATCAGCTCCCGGCCGACATGCTGGTTCTTCATGGCGTGACCATTACCGACGATAACATTGCCTATGACCGTTATCAGGATATGGTTTATTGCAATGCAACAGCAGAAGATCTGGTCTTCGCTGATTATACATTCCGTGCAACAGAGGATCTCTGGCCTCCCTACTTTACTACGGGCGTCCAGTATCAGCTTGCCTCGATCTTCGCCTATTCGGTTGCTGCCCAAGAAGGTCTTGCCGATCTCTTCGAGAAGCGTGCCCTGCGCCATATGACAATGGCCCGTACCATTGATAGCCAGAGCCAGACCACTCGACGTCTCAATGTTCAACGCTTTAATCAGGTTCGGACTACGACGAGAGGGTACTAACCGATGGGTATGAAGCTAGTTCAAACTAACTTCTCCTCGGGAGAAATTGGTCCCCTGATGGATATGCGCCATGATTCGGGCGCTTATGCCAATGGCGCTCGTCGGCTGCGCAATGTCTCGATCCTAAACCAGGGTGGTGTTTCTCGCCGTCCAGGCACTGAGCACATGGCTACCTTGAATGGCCGTGCTCGCCTCATTCCCTTCGAGTTCTCCAGCACCGAGCAATATATTTTTGCCTTTGGCAATGAGCGTCTGGATATTTACTCGACGGCTGGCACTTTGATACAGAGCATCACTAGCTGCCCTTGGACATCAACTATCTTGTTCAGCATGACCTACTCACAGGCTGCGGACGTTATGATCATCTGTTCCCCACAGATGGCAACACAGGTCATTCGCCGCACATCGGCAAGTACCTTTACCCGTTCCGCATTCACTTTCTCTCAGGCGGTCAATGCTAATCTTATTTATCAGCCTTACTATAAGTTTGCTGATGATGCGATTACTTTGTCTGCATCTGGCACGACAGGAAGTGTTACCCTCACGACTAGCTCAGCCTTCTTTACAGCTGGCTATGTAGGAACACGTATTCGCTGGTTCGGGATCGAGATCGAGATCACAGCTTATACCAACTCAACGACTGCTACTGGTACTATTAAAGGTACTCTTCGTGGAACTTATGACATTGATCCAATTAAAACAACAGATGGATCTGGCGTTGTTGAAGTAACTCATGTTAATCATGGGTTTACAACTGGAACTAGTATTACAATTGATGGGTTAGCTAATTTTGCTGGCTTAACAAAAGCACATCTAAATGGCACACATACTATTACGGTTTTAAATGATAACTCATACTCTTATGTAGCTGGTGGAACAGCTACAGATTCAATGGATGGTGGTGGTACAAATGCCCACTTCTCTGGCAATAATATTCCAACCCGAAATTGGGATGAACCAGCATTCTCGACAGTGCGTGGTTATCCTGGATGCGTGACGTTCCATGAAGCCCGTCTTTGGTTTGGTGGATCTTACTCTCAGCCGGATAGTCTCTGGGCGTCTAAGATTGGTGAGTTCTTCAACTTTGATGTGGGCGAAGGTCTGGATAATGAATCGATCCAGGTTTCAGTTGGCTCGGATGACATCTCATCGGTCCTGCATCTTGTATCCAACCGTCATCTTCAGATCTTTACAGCCACATCCGAGTTCTATGTTCCACGTAATGCCCAATCAACTGTGACGCCTGGCAATATTACTATTGCCCGTCAGACGCCTTATGGTTCGTCTAATGTAACGCCACTGCCGTTCGATGGTGCAACGGTCTATCTTCAGGCTACCAAGAGTTCAGTAAGAGAGTTTCTCTATACTGATACTGAACAAGCCTATAGTGCACCAACACTATCGCTGCTGGCAGATCATCTGATTGATGCTCCAGTAGATATGAATATCTTGTTTGGAACAGAGGATCGACCAGAGCAATATTTGCTTGTCGTAAATAATGATGGGACTGTTGCTTGCTTTCACTCGGCTCGATCTGAGCGTCTGGCTGCATGGTCGTTGTGGGAAACCGAGCATCCATCTGGAACAGCCAAATTCGATTCCTCAGTCTCCCTTGGCAACCGCCTCTACTTCTCGGTCTTGCGTGGCTCGTCCTACTACCTTGAGCGGATGGCTAAGAACGATCTCGATCTGACGCTGGACTGCGCCAAGAGTTACACATCTGGCTCGGCTACCAAGACATGGACGATCAGCTCGATCTATGCCAATCGGACAGTTTCGGTTGTCTCGAATAACTATTACCTTGGCGACTTTGCCTGTAATGGTTCAAATCAGATTACATTGAACGACGAAGTTACAGCTATTACGGTTGGCTTCAATTACGATGTAACAATTGAAACACTACCAGCCAATATCAATCTTCCGGCTGGAAACTACTCTGGCCGTCCAAAGCGAATTGCTCGTGTAATCTTGGCATTGAACAACACTCTTGCTGTCAGCATTCAGGGCAACCGTCTGATTGTTCGACAGGTCAATGATGACTTCTCGACACAGCCGACTGCTGTTACTGGCAAACGCGAGTTCTTCTTGCTTGGCTTTAACCGTGATGCCACGGTGGTAATTAACCAATCTGAACCATTGCCCCTTCGTCTGCTAGGCATGGCTATGGAGGTATCGATCTAATGTGTATCTCAGCTACTGCTGCACTCATTGCTTCTACTGCTATCTCAGCTGTTGGTGCTGGCGTTTCAGCCGTTCAGCAATCCGCTGCTGCCGATTCAGAAGCAGCATGGCGCAATTATCAACTTGAAATCCAGAATCGTCAGCTTGCAGAAGATGCCGAGTTAACCCGTATTCAGGCTCTTGAGACTGAAAATACTCGTCGTGATCAAAGTCGTAAGCTTCGCGCAGCTAATGAAGCCTATATTGCTGGATCTGGTGTTGGTGAAAGCCGCTCTTTCTTACAGGGTGTTGAGCCTCAGAATGAAGCTATGCTTCGTCAAGATGTGGCAGCACTTCGTCTTCAATCGGCTACTCAGATTAGTCGTATTGCCGATCAGATTACAGTCAATAAAGCTGAAGGCCAGTTTGCTCGTGCTCGCGCTGATATGACATCGACTGCTGCTTATACAAATGCAGCATTCAGTGCAGCTGGTAGCATAGCTAAAGGCTATTATGCATATTCCAAGTTTCGCTAAGGGTTAATTAAAAATGGCTATTCAGCAAGAAACTCGCCAAGTTGGAACTCAACCAAGCAATCGCTTGGTGCGTGAATTTAGGACGCAACTACCTCAGTCTGATATGACTGGTGTGGCACGGCTTGGTGCGGAAGTTGGTGCAATTGCAGAAAGCGAACTGAAGTCTCAGGCTGTTGATGAAGTTAATAAAACAGTTGAAGCATTGAAGTTTGGTAAGAATGACGATGGTAGTTTTTCCAAACCACCAGCCCCAGAAGAATGGGGTTCATTCAAGCGACAATACTTTGATGAGCTAGTTAATAAACGATATACAAATGAAGTCTTGCTTGAGCATGATACGGCTCTTGCAAAGATTTATGCTGATACAAAGGCAGCTGGTGGAGATCCAACAGCAGCCTATGCAAAAGCACAAGCTGACCTTACTGGCCGCTTGCAAGGTGTTGATCCAGCTATACGTGCGACTGTTGAAATGGGAATGCGTAAGCAAGTCCAGCAGTATAATACTGGCTTCATTACAAGCTATGGTACACGAGTTGAGGAGACTGAAACTAAGGCTCTTCAATCACAAGTTGTTACCCTTAGCGAGCAATACGTTAAAGCGAATCGTGATGGCAATGAAGCAGAAGCTGGACTTCTAAAGGGCCGCATTAATTCTTTGCGTGAAACTCTAAAGCGTGGTGGACGTCTTAGCGCAAACGCAGATGAAGAAACAGGTTTCTGGAATAGCCTGAATATTGAATCGGCTATTAAGAAGTCGATCAATAAGTCACTTAATGACCCTAATGCTGATAAAGCTGAGTTTGTCAAAGAAATTGATAAGCTTCAGTTGATTGTCAATGGCACAGCTGCCGATGGCGATACTGCATTTGGCATGAAGAAAAGCGACTTTGACAAGATCGCACCCAACGTGATTGCTGGATTGCATCGCGAACTCGGCATTATGAGTAGCGACTTCCGCAAGGCTAATTCTGTTTCCGAGCAAATGCAGCAGATCCAGAATTATCTGAAGCATGTTCAGAATGGATTTAAGTTTCAGACATTTGGGATGTCCGAGAACACCACAACTATGGCTGTTCAACAGGATATCATGAATGAAAATAAAAAGCGTGAAGGTGAGAATCGTCCTCCGATCAATGCCAATAGCCCAGAAGGCATGGCGTGGATCTTTAACCGTCATGGATTTTTGCCAACAAAGATGTACGATAGCATCTTTGCTAAGATCTCCACACGTTCGCCAGATGAAATTGAACGCGCTGCCGTTCTATATGAAGCTGCAAAGATTGGCACTGAACCTGGTCGCAATGCACCATTTGCAGATCAGATTGCTAGTGCAGAAGACCGTATCTTCCTTGAAACTTATTTGAATTCTCGTGGTACTGGAACACCTAGTGTCCAGGCTATTGATGATATTAAAAAAGTCTTCGAGACAAATCGTACTATTGCTGAGACAAAAGATATCACAGAGCAAATTTTGCCGATTGCTCGACGTGCAAAGCAGAATAATACTCTGACTATGGATGAACTTAAGGAAGATGCTGCCAAAAAAGCAGATCTTGATCTTAAGAACTTTACACTAGAGTCGCAGCGTATCTTTTTTGATATCTTTCAAAAGGCGCTATTTCGTACGCAGGGTAACTATAATGGTGCAGCATCGATTGCCGGCCAAACATTCCGTCAGTTCTATGCGCAGGATCCACTGAGCATTGCTCAGAAAGAACAGTTGAAGTTTAGTGGAGATACCTTCATTCCAAAGGGTCAAGTATTTCCAACTCCATTGGATGGTAAAAACCAACCAGTAACTAACTGGATCAATGGATATATTGGTTCGATTGCTGAGAAGTATATGGATCCAGCACGAGATAAAGATGGTAAAGCTATTGAAGGAAGTATTAAGATTACAGGAGTAGGATCAGTTCCTATTTCTGATCTTGAAGCTGGCCGTAATATTTTCTTCAAAAGCACAGGCCGTGCAACCTATGATCCATCTACACCTTGGCATCAGCAGCAAGGCGTGAACCCAAGCTTTCAGATTTGGTATTATGATCCACTAAAGAATAACATCCCTACACTTATCACGGTGAAGGGATCAGCTACTCCTTTAGAGATCAATCCACATGCAGAGGCGAAGGCGCAGCATGATAGTTTTGCTGAAGCCGCACGCACTGGGAACATGCGGATTAATCAGATCTTGGAAAACGAAGCTATGATGCAGCGTGTCGTGGGTGCTCCACAGTTGAATAAACTGCGCCCTGGTGCTGGTACTCCTGTACCTGTAGAACAGCCAGTTAAGCCTATTTTCTACGATACTCGTGGTCGTGCTGGATCTATTGGCACTTCAGAAATACCTCCTGCTGTTTCTGATCTTGGCATTCCGATCTCTGGTGCTGAGACAAATCAACCTATACGTGGAACTTCTCTTTATCGTGCACCCGAACCAGATAATCTGGTTTCGCCAAGCATTAAGAAATTCGTACGTGAGCAGGAAACACCTTCACGTCCTGGATCTATTCGGTCAAATGTTGATCTTGGAAACACAAAGGCTGACCTTGTTGACTTTGGGAAAACCCTTGTTACCGAATTTAATACGATCACAATGATCTCAGGTCATCGTCGCCCTGGTGGTGAAACACTACCAAGCAGCCAGCATGTTACTGGAAATGCCCTAGACTTTAGTCTCAAGGGAATGAAAGAAGAAGATAAAGCTAAACTGGTTCAGCGTGTAATTGGTGATGAACGAGTTCGTGGATTTGGATATTATCCTGCCTCTGACTCAATTCATATCGACTTCCGTACTGGTCCAAAGGCTGCATGGGGACAGAATAAGTCATATACTTCTCTCCCCAATACGCCAGATTGGTTCCGTATTCCCGTTGAAGAATGGCGCAAAGGTTAAGACAAATGGCTGATATTGATCAGTTTGTTGCAGATTATTTTGATCAGCGTGCTGGTGAATTGGCAAAGCCATTTCCATCTGCTGAGGCTGCGCGACAGGATATGTCTGGTAATTTTGCAACCCATGTCTGGGATGAGATTACTGTGCAGCCATTCTGGAATGCGGTATCTCAGACCGCTGATTCTTTGCAAAAGTATGATCCTAGCTTTGAACCATTGAGCAAAGAAAACCTTAAGGGATTTGAGCAGTACTCTCATATCCTAAGAGAGGCTCGTAATCAGGACCACGCTGAAGGGATTAAGGCACGTATTACTCGGTTTGCTGAAACAAAGCAGCGTATCGATGAAAACGGTGGCATCTTATCTGGATTTGTGTCCGAGATATTCAACCCAATTAACTACATAATTCCTGAAGCTGGACTATTGCGTGGCGTTGGTGCTATCCGTGGCTTTGGTCGTGGGGTGCTTGCTGGTATTCCAAGTCAGGTTGCAGATGAAACTCTGCGTCAAGGTGTAGATCCAACAGCTACATTGATGGAATCTGGTAGCAATATTGTCTATGGCCTTGTCTTCTCAGGACTGCTTGGTAGTGGTGCTGGCTTAATGAAGACACCCAACATTGACTATGTTGCGGAGAAATATCGTAAGGATATTAACCGTCATATGGGTTTAGATGAAAAAACAGATGCTCCAAATCTAAAATCAGAACAACCACCTGTTGATAAAAATGGTGTGCCGCTTAAAGAAACACCAATTAAATCAGAAGCTCAAAAGATCATAGATGAAGTAACTGGTGCAGCACCTACAGTTGCAAAAGCAGCTGAGCCAGTTGGAACTCCTGGTATCTATAAGCTTGCCGAATCGTTAAAGGGCATTGTTCGCATCAATGCGTTTGGTGATCTGATCTCATCTGGCGTGGCCAAATGGGAAAGCTTTGGTCATACAATGATTGGTGAACTCGATCTGATCTTAAATAAAAATAAGATTGATAAGCTTCCAACAGAAGCATCTCTTTATCTTGGTAACGGTATGAATATCGGCCGAGCTATTGAATATCGCGATGATATGACGTCTATCTTTGGCGAGTACCTTGGTGGCGGTCTAGAACAATTCTCTGTAGCTGGACTGAACGTCCCGGTTACAGGTCGTCGTATGGCTGATTGGGCACGTGGTATTGTTGGATCGCGTGCTTCCGATGGTCTAATGACATACCCAGAATTTAAGGGAATGGTTTATCGTTCGCTTAAAGAAGATAAGATTGAGGTTCCTGATAAGCGACCTGATGGTACGGTTATTTCTCCTCGTGAAAAAGAAATGATCTATAAGGCTACTGAAAGCACATCTAAGTTCTTTGATGATCTTGGAATCCGCTTTACTGAAGCTGGCTATCTCCGCAACAAGCAAAATGCAATCAAGCATCTGGATATGCATACTTCTTTCTTGCGAGAATTGCAGGATCGATTGGACGTTTTGTATCAGATTGAAAAGCCGACAGGCAAAGATCTGGCAGAAATTGCTATTCGTGAAGAAGCTATCATTAAAATAGGCGAAAAGATTACCGAGTTTAATACATTCGGTATTCGCGATGAAAGCTTCTATCAAGATAAGATTCGCGACATTGCAGCATCAAAGCGTGCCAAGGAAGTTAAAGCTGGAGAACAGCTTGATAATCTTCGTGCTGACTTAACGCAGCGTCGATTGATTATGGAAGCAGAACTGACTGATCTTTTGAATAAAGATCCAGCTGATGTTTCCTCTGCTGATCTTCGTCGCATGTCTTATCTTGAAGGTAAGCTCGCTGACAGCCTTACAGAAAAGCAACAGGCATTTATCGATAGATTAAGAAAACAATCTGGAGCTACTCGCGAAGTAGATATGAAGGAAATGCGTGATCGCGCAGCTGCGCGTGCCTCTGCATATATGAGCGTATCATTAGAAGAGTTGCCTAAATTGCAAAATATGCAACGTGTTGATCCTACTGAAGCAACTGCTGCAAAAATTGCGGAGTTTGAAAAGCTTAAGGAACCAGGAGCACTAGATCGTCTTACTGAAGAGTTTCTTGCAAAAGATCTTCAAAATAAAAATGCTCCAGAAAATATAAATATTGGTCGTGGCAATAAAGGATATAGTCAGCGGCAAGCAGATTATCTTTTCTACCTAATGCAAAAGGAAGAAGAGATTGCTGCTATTCGTAAAGATATTGAAGACGGCAATATCTCCTTTGAGAATCTTCGTAAGAACTATGCTCCTATCATCTATGATTTGGATGCTATTGTTGCCGATGAGGCTGGAGATAAAATCTTCCGTAAGAAAGTTGCTGCTAAATTTCAGGCAGATTCTGAGGCAAATTCATATCGGCGTGAAAAGTCTGAACTGGCATATAACCTTGGCTTAGATGAAGCTACTGCTTTTGTTGAAGCTAATGATCTTAAGACTGTTGCTCGACGAATTCGTGAACTTGAAAACCAACGCAAGTCATTGCGTGAGGCTCTTGCTCCTGAAGAGCTACAAAAGGTTATTGCAGAGCAACAAAGAGTACGTGATGGCATTTCAGAGCGTATGGCTCAGGAAGAAGCCAAACTTACTCCAGAACAATTGAAGGCTGCGCCAAGAGCTCAACTAGATCCAGAGACCCTGAAAGTAAAGCTTGCTTATCTTCTTGGACAGCAGAAGTTTGATAAGATGACATCTGGCCAGCAGCTTGATGAGATTCAAAAACTTATTGCTGAACGTGTAAATAACACAATGAACAACATCCTTCGTCAAGGCGAATTGGGTGAACTTTCGATTGGTTCAAGTGGTGGTGCAAGCTTTCTTGCTCGACGTAAAATTAACTTGCCACAAGATGAGATTGCAGATTTTGTGGTTACAGATCTTGATGCGCTATCAACTGCATATGCTCATCGCGCTGGTATGGCGAGTCAGATTACAAAGCAATATGGTTCGCGTGACGCTACCATTGGTATCTACCGTGCATTAGCTGACGGCGTTCAGGATCTTCCATCCAATAGTTTTGATGAAATCATGAAACAGGTTGATAAAGCCCGTAACTCGATGATTGATGTACGTGACTATGCCCTTGGTGACCATTGGCAAAAAGATGTACTTGCCTGGGATCGCAAGGCTGTAAGAGCAATCTTGGATTGGTCAACTACTACTAATCTTGACAATGCGGTTGTGTCTTCATTGGCAGACGTTGTGCGCCCAATTACTACCTTTGGTCTAAAGCGTTCAATGGAGTTCGCGTTTAAGGGTTTGTTCGCTGATATGGCTAGTATGAAAGCCATGACAGGAGAGCTTAAGGGATTAACTGGCGAGTTTGGTGAAGTCGCTGGTGCATCAATGGCTCATACTTATGTCAATGGTGGTGGAGTATCTTCTGCTGGTACTAACTGGATGACCCGCTCGCTTGATAAATTCTCAGGCTTTGCCAATGGCCCAATGTTTATTGCCAATGGTCTGACCGTACTAACAGAAGTCCTGAAGCGTTGGACAGGATTAATGTCCTCTCACTTCCTTATTGAAGATGCGGTCAAGATTGCCAATAAAACGGCAGATGAGAAAACTATTACAAATTTCCTGGCATCAAGCCTCTCATTGGATGACGCAAACAAGATTGCAAAACTTGTTCAAGATGGCATCATTGAAAAACCTAACTATGGTTACTATGCCAATACATCTAAATGGGATGATAATGAACTGATCTCTAAGTTTGGGATTGCAACCAAAGCCCAAATTAGGCGCACTATTGTCACGGCTGGTCCTGCCAATAAACCGACAATTGCTCAGGGCTTCATTGGTCAGGGCGAGAATCGTCGTGAATTAGCATTAGCCCGTATTCCATTCCATCTTATGTCCTGGGCCTTTGCAGCCAATAATAAGATCATGCTCTCTGCCTTGCAGGGTCGTGATGCTAATATGTTTGGCACAGCCCTTACTTTGATTGGTATGGGTGGAATTGTTAGCTATCTGCAAACACCAGATGCCTTCTGGGAAAAGCTCACTATGGAAGAAAAGATCCTTCGATCTGTTGAAAAGTCTGGCGTTTTTGGGATCTTCACGGATGTCAATGGCATGGTTGAGCAAGCAACCCGTAGTCATTATGGGATTCGACCCATGGTTGGAATGGATCCACCCTATGGTGAAGTCGATGCCTATCGCCAGTTTACCCGTATTGCTGGTGCGCCAACATCTAACTTTGTTGACCTCTATAAGGTCTTTGTAGATCAGGATCTTACTGACCGACAGAAAGCTAAGTCAGTTATTAATATGATTCCCTTAACTGGAGCTTTTTACTGGAAGGAAGGCTGGCAACAGCTCGGCCGATCTGCGGCTGATGCTATGAATTAGTCCATTTCTGACAGGTCTAAAAACACGGAAAAGGGTAATTAGGAGAATAAGATGGCCATTCTGATCAACGATACCACGCCTCGCTCGCAGTATACGGCGACCTCTGGTCAGACCGTGTTCACTGTGCCGTTCGAGTTCTTTGAAAACTCGGATCTGAAGGTCTATAAAAACTCTACTCTCCTGACCCTGACCACCAACTATACGGTAACTGGCGCTGGTGTTACTAACGGTGGCTCGGTCACTTTGGTGAGCGGTGCTACTGCTGGTGATATCGTTACCATCGTCCGTGACGTTCCGGTTAAGCGTGTTACTGACTTTCCTACGTCTGGCCCGTTCAATGTAGATGCGCTCAACAGCGATCTTGATCGCCTGACTGCTATGGTCCAGCAGCAGGAGGCTCTTGATGGCCGCTCTCTGCGCCTCGACCAGTTCGATACACCAAATACCCTGAACACTCTTCCGGCTAAAGCTGATCGCGTTGGCCGAGTTCTCCAGTTTAATAGCTCGACAGGCCAGCCTGAAGCTGGTCCAACGACTAGCGAGATTGCTAACGCCCAGACCTATGCATCGAATGCCTTGACTTCTGCCACAGCGGCGGCTGCATCGGCATCAACGGCTTCTTCTGCGGCCTCATCGACTGCTGGTAGTGTTGCGGCGGCGGCGGCTAGTGCATCGGCTGCTTCTACATCTGCCACTAACGCAGCTTCCTCTGCCTCAGCTGCATCGACATCGGCCAGCAATGCCTCAACATCTGCCAGCAACGCATCGACTTCGGCTACTGCGGCAGCAAACTCGGCCACATCTGCTGGAACACAAGCCACTAATGCCGCATCTTCGGCTAGTGCTGCTGCCTCATCGGCATCTAGCGCATCGACTTCGGCCTCTAATGCCGCGACTGCCCAGGCTGCTGCCGAGGCTGCTCGTGATGCAACTTTGACTGCCTATGATAACTTTGATGACCGTTATCTTGGTACAAAGTCTAGTGATCCTAGCGTCGATAATGACGGCAATGCTCTGACTGCTGGTGCTCTGTACTTCAATAGCAGCATTGGCGGCATGAAGGTCTATACTGGATCTGCTTGGGTTGCTGCCTATATCTCTGGATCTGGCTACCTTGCTGCTGCCAATAACCTGTCAGAACTGACAGCTACAGCATCGACGGCTCGCACTAATTTGGGTCTTGGAACTGCGGCAACATCTAATACGGGTGACTTTGCGGCTGCATCTCATACTCAAGCAGCATCAACTATTAGCGATAGCACCGCAGCTGGCCGTGCTTTGCTGACTGCTGCGGATGCTTCTGCTCAACGCACAAGCCTTGGCCTTGGAACTGTTGCGACTGAAAGTACTGTCCCTGTGTCTAAGGGCGGCACTGGTGCAACATCTCTCACTGCCAATAACGTACTGCTTGGCAACAATGGCAATGCACTTCAGGTAGTTGCCCCTGGAACGTCAGGCAATGTCTTGACTAGCGATGGAACTACTTGGACTAGCGCTGCTGCTGCTGCTGGTGGTTTTTCTAATCTCCAAGTCTTTACATCCTCTGGCACCTTTACCATCCCGTCTGGCATTACGAAGGTGAAAGTCACTGTTGTTGGCGGTGGCGGTGGTGGTGGTGGATCAGATGGTAATATAAATGGATCAGGCGGCGGTGGCGGTGGCGCAGCTATAGAAATTATCTCTGGCCTCACTCCCGGTGGGACTGTTTCCGTTACTGTTGGCGCTGGTGGAACAGGTGTTTCTAATGGCGCAGGCAATACTGGCGGAACATCTTCATTTGGAGCATATTGCTCTGCAACAGGCGGTAGTGGTAGTGGAGCACAAGCTAATCTAGCTGGTTCTGGAGGGGTTGGCTCTGGTGGCAACTTAAATATAGCTGGACAACCGGGTCAAACGGCAGAGGATATATCCACTCGACCATCAATGGCTGGTGGTGGAACAATTCTTGGTGGCGGGGGCAACGGTAGAACAACCACTGGCGCAAATGCTGGCGGCGCTTATGGCGGCGGCGGCGGTGGAGCTTGGTCAAACTCAACTAACACTGCTGGCGGCACTGGCGCTGCTGGCGTTGTAATCGTGGAGTACTGATATGAAACAAGCTCTCATCTCCCCAATTGAAAAAGTCTACAAGTACGATGGCGAACTTCTTGGGGATCGTGTGGCTGAAGTAGCCGATCAATCGTTTGAAGTTGCACTTCCATTATTTTGGGTTGAATGCGCTGACAATGTTGTCGCAGATCAGTTCTTTTATAATGGGTCTATCTGTCAGCAGATCCCTGTCAAACCTATCCCTCTAACTGAATAAACGACTATGGCACAGATCTCAGAAACAGAGGCTCGCCTCAACTCACATGAAGAAGTCTGCAAGATCCGTTATGAGTCGATCAATGCTCGGCTTAAACGGATTGAACAAATCTTGATGGCATCGGCTGCCTTTATCATGGTTACGCTTGGAACCATTGTATTAAAGCTGCCGCACTGATGGACACAATCTTAACCACTAAGGTTGTGTTAGTAGCTTGGATGCTCGATGTATCTACATTGAAGGTCCACTACTTCATGCCCTTAATGGTTAAGAGAGATGATGCTGAATGCCGTCAAGCGTTGAGCGACATTCAAGAGACACATAAGCGTGGCTATAATTTTAACTTGGTCATCCGAGGCGCTTGCCTACCAGCGGGGTAATAATGTCTACGCTCTATGAAGATCTCTGCGCTCTAGCGCCTCGTGCCAAGAAAGAACTTCTTAAGAAGTTGGCTAAGGCTGCGCCCGATACGCTGCCTATGTATGGCATCAACACTGCTTTGCGTGAGGCTCACTTCTGGGCACAAGCTGCCCACGAATCCGGTGGCTTCAAGTTTATGTTCGAGATCTGGGGGCCTACTGATGTCCAGAAACGTTACGAGGGACGTAAAGATCTTGGTAATACAGAACCTGGCGATGGCTTTCGTTATCGTGGCCGTGGCATTTTTCAGCTGACAGGCCGAGCCAACTATAAAAAGTATGGCGAACTGTTGAGCCTGGATCTGGTTGGCAATCCTGATCTGGCTGCTGATCCTGAAATCGCGCTGCGGATTGCTTGCGAATACTGGCGAGCCCGTAAAATCAATGCCTGTGCCGATATCGATGACATTGTTGCGGTCACTAAGAAAATCAATGGCGGCACAAACGGGATTGCTGATCGCCGTGCTTGCCTGATTGTGGCCAAGAAGATGTGGGCCGACAACTATGAGAGTGACATGGTTCCTGTTCCTGCCAAGCAGGAGAAGTCTATGACTGATAGCAAGCAGGGCATGGGCGCTGTGGCTGTTGGTGCGCTCGGCTCGGTTGGTGCTGTCAAGGAAGTTGTTGGTCAGGTCCAGGAAGCCAATGATCTCTTCGGAACGATCATGAGCTTGGTCGGAAATACTCAGTTCTTAATGATGGCTGCTATCGTACTCATCGGTGGCGCTATCTGGTTCTGGCGTAAGAAGCACCTAGAAGAGTATGGCGTATGATTGCCCTGCTGTTCTCACCACTTGGCCGTTACCTAATCATTGGCGGCATTGTCTTGGCCGTCATTGCTGGCGGTTACTTTAAGATTAGGTCTGATGCCCAAGCCGAGATCAAGGCAGAGGCCCAGTCCGATGCATTGAGGAGAATGCAAGATGCGATACTGGCTGGTGATACCATTAACATTAGCCCTGACAGGCTGCGCGAGCACGACAGCAACTCGCGAGACTAATGCGGCTGCATGTTCGGTCTGGAAAAACATCTCCTGGTCAAAGAAAGATACTGACCAGACAATCAAAGAGATTAAAGTGAATAACGCACGCCGTGATGCCTGGTGTGCATGACTTGGTGACTGAGGCTCCCCACTGATAAGTCACCTTGATTAGCCCAGAGGTTCTCCCCCCTCTGGGCTTTTCACTTATTCAACTACCTTCAGCTCTGCCGTCGATGGCGTCCGAATCGACATGCTGATCTTGCGCATCATGGTAAATGTAAGATCGCGAGCTGTTTGATCTTTGGCAAATTCAGCAAACCGAGCCAGATATACAAAGGCAATTGCTCGCTGTGCCACGATATCTTCAAAGACAGAGGGATCAAAATCGTCCAGGATGGCATCATCGTCATCATTGTCATCACTCATTTCGTCCTCCAGATCTTGGTGGCTCTCGATGAAACGCCAAATGGCGGTCGGCTTCTAGTTCTTTAATCCTATCCTCATACTTTAGGATAAGTAGATTAAGATCAACCATCTCCTCGGCCATCCTGAACTCAGTTTCGGACCCACCCCATTTAATCCTGAACGCTTGACGCAACTCTTCAATGAGCTGCTGCTGCGGATGAAGGCCAGCCATCAGGCATAGAGCCTTTCAAGCTGATCCATTGATATAAAATTATGAGATACGATATGGCCGTGCCGGATCTCTAGCTCATAGATCCCATAGGACCAGCCTGTAGTAGCCGTGCCAGCATATCGGGCTACGTACCCACTGGGCATGGCTGATCCCAGGTTCATAATCTCGATGGAATTATTAGCGCCAATTTTTGGCGTCTTACGAAAGGTGGATCGATGGGTATGTCCGAAGACAATGCTATGGGTAGCATGGTTGGCTATGGCATTTTCGCAGTTCTGCCCACCGTATGGCTTGCCCATAATGTTCAGTGGTACATGGATGAACCCAACCCCATCAATCAGGAGCCATTGCCCATACTGGTGCAGCCTCCAGCGATAACGAGCCGCTGCGTCCTCGAACTGTGCCCATAAGGTTCCAACAGTCTCAGGGGTTTTGTTCTCAAACCGCTGGATCCGGTCTTCATGGTTACCGCAGACCAGATCTTGGGGGATATTGAGATGAGATACTTCCTTGTAGAATAGGCCCATTGCCTCTTCACAGCTCTGTAGATCATCACGGAAGGATGGCCGCTGCGCATAGGCAAATGACCCGCGTTCCTCATGGGCAGAGACTGAATCCCAGTTACAGAAGTCCCCGATGTGGACAATCCGGTCTGGCTTCTTCTCAGCGCAGTGCTTGCCAATCCAACGGAACCGATCCTTGGCAAGGGTAGGGCTATCATGGGTATCCCCGATAGCTATAATCCTGATGGACTTATCTTCTTTGCCTGGCACAATCCTGGGCTTGATAGGACCAGCGGCTTCACGCCTAGACTTCAGGGCGGCTAGCTCTTCTCGTAGCGCTTCGGCTTGAAGAAAGATGGTGGAGACACGCAATGGACGCCCAAACTTGAGGGCTGTTCTCAGAGTGCTTTCTGCTCGGCCGATATGCTCAGCCGCTATGTTAATGCCACCGAGCTTGGCTATGAGCGCCTGCAACTCGGCTGGTTGCATCATCATCAAACTTACTCCAAGTAAGGTTGAGTAGCCTTAGCATAGATTTATGACATGACGATGGACTTACTTTATTAACAAATACATGCCGACATTGCTGAAAGCATAGCCAGCATAGACCATTGCCATATGTGGGTTGTGCTGGACTAGCCATTGCTCGATGGCAACATAAGCATAGATCAATCCCGTGATGACAATAAGTGGTCCACTCATTTGAGATCATCAAGTGATATTACACCGCCCCAATCCAACTCGGCTCGAATGGAACTAGCAAGAGACAAGGCTTCATTGGCTTCGGGTCCATACGGACCATCGATCACATCGCTTTCGTTATCGATATACTCTAGTAGCAATTCGATAATACCTTCCAGCTTTCTATTCTTTGCCTCTGCATTAATTAACTTCACAATAGCATCTGTAAGATCTCTATTGAGAAGATAAACTATATCATTTTCTCTATTCATTTTATTTCTCCCTCATGAACTTGCCCAACCAAAGAAGATAAACGCACCTTCCTCATTCTGAATACACCCTGCTGGCCCCCACTTCTCATCAATACGTGGGTCGTAGTCATCAAAATATTTATTGATGCTTTGATCTGCCGTCATGCCTTCAATGATTGGCATCATGACAAAGGTGTGCTTCTCAGCAATAGTACCAGTATAGCCACTGTGACCATGATCATACTGCGCTTGCTCAACTGCATCCTTGAATGCAATCTTTGCATTGTTACGATGGTATGGTTCTGTAACAAATGCTTCGGCTCCCATCTCACTCTCCCTTTTTATAAGATTCAATTCCACCAGCATCTTTCCATTCGCCCTTCAGAACCTTTACTGCAAAGCGACCTGTCGGATAGATGCCATCATAGACATGCGACCCAGACTCACGAGGATAGCGTTCCATCTGGATAATTTCTTGTAATCCTTTGGTTAAAGCCTCTGCTTTTGCTTTCCAAAAGTCACGCTCAAATGTGAGCTTGTCGATATCAATGTCCTGGTTCTTCATCTCACCCATGATTAACCTCCACTG